AGAAGAACTTACGGATTATCCAGGAAGCAACTCAGGGATTTACGCAAAGCGTACTCTTCATGGGTGGTATGGACGCAAGTGCGAGAGACATTGCAAAGCAAAAGTTTGCAACCGAGGATGGAGTTCGGCTCTTTCTATCCTCTGATGCGGGAGGTTACGGGGTGGACTTACCACAGGCCAATTACCTTATCTCTTTCGATCTCCCTTGGTCGGCTGGAAAACTGGACCAAAGAGAAGCCCGAATAATTCGTTTATCCTCGACACACCCCCATGTCACAATTACAGCATTCGTAATGAAGGGGTCTATTGAAGAACGGCAGTATGAGATGCTCATGCAAAAGCGTGGAATTAACTCTGCATTCCTTGATGGAAACTATGACAACCAAGGTAAGTTTGAACTCTCGTTGGGCACATTGTCTGACTTCCTGAAAAACACAGAGGTCTAGTGTCTACTAATTCAGAGTTAAAAAACCTTGTTGCAGAACTTCAAAAAGAAAATATGATTCTTAAAGAAAAACTTCGTAAAAAGAAAAATGTAACTACTCAAGAAACTTCCAGATTGTCTTACAGTAAGTTGGTAGATAGGACTGGGTTATACACCAGTATGCTAGAGGTGTACGCAATCAAACCAATGACTGATGAAGAAGTGGCTATTGAGTGTGGGATTGTGGATGACCGTCACACAGAGTATTGGACAAAATGTAACAAGTTGAGAAAACTAGGTCTCATTGAGTGGACAGGTATTAAGCGTCGAGGCACGGCTGGAAAACTTCAGCAAGAGTGTCGTATTACAACAGAAGGTTTAGCCACCATTGGCAAAGTGAGGATAATAAAAAGATGAGAGTTGTACAAAGAGAAGAAGGTCCAGACTTTAGTTACCTAGAGCGCCTTGCAGAAGAGTACAAGCGCACTAAGGACGCTATTGCTGATATCGAGAAGCGTGCCAACGGCATGAAGAAAGAACTTTCTGACGCTGTCGAAGAGTTTGGTGCTACTGACGACAAAGGACACCTTTGGTTGAATGTAGGTAACTTGGCATTGAAGCGTGAGCGTCGTATCTCTCGAAGCCTTGATATTGATTCTGCAAAGCAGTGGGCTATTGCCAATGGTCACTGGGATCAAGTAAAGCAAGTGATTGAAGTTCTCGATGAAGATCAACTACTTGGTTTGGCGTGGAACAACAAAGAGTTGGAAGAGACCATCCAAGCGTTCTACATTGAAAAAGAAACATGGGCTTTTAAAGCATGAAAGACATCCTTGATGTATTTGGAGAACTTCCAAACTACCCAGGCAAAACTAAACCTAAAAATAGACCCGACAGTGTTCCAGAAAAACACTACGAGGATCCGTTTATTGGTGTGCCAAAAAAGGTAGCAACCATCAAGGGTGTAACAACTGATCTGTATACCATCGGCGCATTGGCTCAAATTGTTGGGCGCAAAACACCAACAGTGCGTAAGTGGGAAAGAAGGGGATGGATACCTGCCCCAACTTATAGAACATCAAAAGCATCTGGTGCGGAAGTAGTAAATGCTGAACAAAAAGGGTATCGTCTATATTCTCGTGAACAAGTCGAAGTTGTATTACAGGCACTTGAAATAAACGGGTTACTTGGTATCCGCAATAAGAGTTGGCAAATCACCAGCAAGTGGGTATCATTCATCACACACATACAGGCCAATTGGCCAAAATAAGAAACAAATAACAGGAGAGCATATTATGGGACGATGGGATAGCGACTTTGAGGACGATGAACAAGAGTTCACGGAACCTACAAAGGCAACGGCACCGACTGGGCTAACACGCACAGCACGACCAAACAACAATGACGATGCAGATGATGCACCAGCACCACGCAAAGTAGTGCGTAGTGGTTGGGGTAGTTCCGACCGTACAAGTACTGGTAGCGATGAATTTGCAAAGCGTCTTAAAGTGACTGACGAAATTCAGATCATTAAGTTCATTGAAGATCAACCTTATGCTCGTTACCGCCAGCACTGGATTGAGCGCAAAGGTCAGATGTCATTCACATGCATCTCCGATTCAGAGTCAGGCACAACTTGCCCACTCTGTGATGCAGGCAACCGTCCATCATGGCGCTTCAACTTTAATGTCATCCTCTTGACACCTAATGAAGAACCAGTTAACCGCTCTTACGAAGTAGGCGCACGAGTCATTGACTCTCTTAAAAACTTCAACGATCATCCAGCAATGGGTCCGTTGTCTAAGCATTACTGGACAGTGTCTCGTAGTGGTAAGGGAGCCACCACTTCAACAAACCACCAGATGGTTCGTGAGGGTGACTTGAACGATTGGAATCTTGAAGCACTAACAGCAGATGCTCTCAAGCATTTCTCTGGTACCGCTTACACAGATGACATCATCCGTACACCATCTCGCAAGACATTGGTGGAAGTAGCGCTTGAAGTTCAGACCGACGCTAACTGATGTCTTACAGCGTTGTTACAACGCTTGATGAGATACGGGAAGCCGTAAGTATTATCCAAGCCCACGGGTCTTTTGTCTTTGATGTGGAGACCCGTGGGAATTTGGAGCGACATCCCGACCTTATTGAGTTCATAGATAGTGAGTGGAAGACACACCTATCGAAACTGAAGAACCCCAGTCCAGAAATTGCCCGCAAGGCTCGTGAAACAATCGAGGCTAGGTATCGTGGGAGTCTGGCACTAGACCCTAAGCGCAATGAAGTCTTCTGGATTTCATTAGCCACTGCTGGGCACTCATGGGCTATCCCTATGGGTCACCGTGTTGGTATCACTTTGATACCAGAAGAAGTCGGTGATGGTACGACCATTCCTCCAGAGGGTTACCGCAAACTTCTCAAGAGCGGTGAAGAGTCCATGGCAAAGTACAAGTATGTAATTCCTGCTGTGTACGCCGACCCACCAGAACAATTAAATAGAACTGATGTCCTAGAGGCATTGCGTCCTATCTTCTTTAGTGACCTGATCAAGATCGGGCACAATGTTAAGTTTGACGCTCGGTCTATTGGTAAGTACTACGGGGAATTGCCGTATGGTCCGTTCTATGACACCATCTTGATGCAACACATCATTGATGAAAACCTCATGAGTTACTCCATGGAGCAAGTAGTTAAGTACAACTACAAAACTAACTCCCATGGTCGTGAGGGAAAACTCGGTGCCATTATTGAGCAAGTGCCTTTTGACAAAGCAGTCAGGTATGTACACCTTGACGCTCGATGGACTTGGATGCTTTACACACATTTGTGGCGTGGCATTGGGTTCCGCAAAGACCTTCACTCCGCTTTCCTCTTAGACTCCGCAGTCTTGCGTGTACTTATGGAGATGGAAGACAACGGCATATTGGTAGACAGTCGTGCACTCAAGTCCCTCGGTAAAGAATTAGATTCAAAACTTCGTGAGATCATTCTGGCTATTAGTGAGCATGCCTTCGTAGGATTTAACCCTGACTCAAACCCACACAAGCAAGCGCTCTTGTTTAACAAGAAGCGTGAAGGTGGTCTGGCATTAAAGCCAGTTAAGAAGACTGCCAAAGGTTCACCATCGGTAGATGAAGAGTCCCTACAGAAGTTAAAACATGAGCATCCAGTAATACCGTTACTTCTTCAGTACTCAGAAATGCAGAAACTTAAATCCACTTATGTAGATGGATTGATTCCTAAGTTGAACCACCACAAACTTCACCCGTCGTTTCACTTGCACCGTACTGCTACAGGACGCTTGTCATCTAGTAACCCTAATCTTCAGAACATTCCACGGTCATCCAGTATTAGAAGTTTGTTTGTTGCTCCAGAGGGGCACCAACTTCTTGTAGCGGACTACGACCAGATCGAGTTGCGTGTTATGGCGATGTTCTCACAAGATAAACAAATGTTAAAGATCTTCAGTAACAACATTGACATTCATACAGGTGCTGCTGCTCTTCTGTTTAAGAAACCAGCAGATGAAGTTACCGATGAAGAACGCCAAATAGGTAAGGGAGTTAACTTCCTTAC